GTGCCGCCGCTGGAAGACCTGAACTTCCGCCAGCGCATCACCGACCGCTACTTCGCCGACTTCGCCACGCGCGTGGGCACCGGCCAGTAACCCACCTACAGGAGAAACACCATGGGACTGCCCCGCTCTCTCAAGAACTTTGCCCTCTTCATGGAGGGCACCTCCTACGTCGGTGAAATGCCCGAAATCGGCCTGCCCAAGCTCACCCGCAAGATGGAGGATTACCGCTCTGGCGGCATGAATGCCCCCGTGAAGCTCGACTTCGGCATGGAAGGCATGGAAGCCGAGCTGACGGCCGCCGGCTACATGAAAGAACTGTTCGACACCTGGGGCACGCTGCGCCACGACGGCGTGCTGCTGCGCTTCGCGGGCGCACTGCAGGGCGACGACAGCGAAGGCGTGGACACGCTGGAAGTCGTGATGCGTGGCCGCTTCACCGAAATCGACCCCGGCAAGGCCAAGGCCGGCGACAAGACGGAAATCAAACTCAAGGCTGCACTCAGCTACTACAAGCTGTCCATCAATGGCCAGGCGAAGCTGGAGATTGACGCGGTGAACTTCATCGAAGTGGTGAACGGCATCGACCGGCTGGCGCAAGTGCGCGCCGCGCTGGGTATCTGACCGGCAAGCCACGCATACACACCGAACCAACCACAAACCAACCCAAGGAATCCACCATGAGCCAAACCCAAGGCACCACCGCAGGCCAACGCCCGACGGCAACCGTCACGCTGCAAACGCCCATTGAGCGCAAGGGCGGCGAACCCATCGCCACGCTGCAGCTCATGAAGCCGCGCACGGGCGACCTGCGCGGCCTGATGCTGGCCGAGGTGCTGCAGATGAAAACGGACGCCATCGCCGCACTGCTGCCGCGCATCAGCGTGCCCACCATCCTGAAGCACGAGGTGGACGAACTCGACCCAGCGGATCTGGTGACCATCGCCGTGGAGGTGGCCGGTTTTTTGGTGCCGAAGGCAGCCATGGATTCCCTGGCTGCGTAGAGGAAGCTATGGCGGACGTGGCCATGCTGCTGCACTGGCCGCCCGCCACCATGCACCCCATGGAGCTGGCCGAGCTGATGCTTTGGCGCAGCCTTGCGGTGGAGCGGCACAACGCCATGCAGCGAACCGAGAAAGACTGATACGCTATGCGATATGGACGATTTTCTAGGACTCGGGTTGGCCTTTCTTGGGCTGGCGGCGTATGGCAAGCATGTGCAGGCCGAAGCCGCGCGCGAGCGCAAGGAACTGCAGGCGCAGGACGCCATCGACGCGCTGCGCGAGCGTGCGCAGCAGTTGCACGATGCCGTGCAGGATATGGAAATCGACCTGATCGCCGAGCCTGGGAAACACAGCGCCAAGAGCCTACGCGCTGCCCAACAGCGGGCCGACCGCGCGCAGGAGGCGCTGCTGCTGGCACAGGCCAGGATGTAGCCGGGCGTGCCGCCATGGCGCTGCAGGTGCGCCATGGTTGACAAGATGCGCCTGGAAGTCATCCTCTCTGCGGTGGACAAGGCCACGGGGCCTCTCAAGGGGATTGCCAAGGGAAGCAAGGCCACTGCTGCCGCCATTGAAGAAGCGCAGCGCGCCCTCGGCAAGATGGAGGCCGAGCAGCGCAAGATTGCCCGACTGCAGGACAGGCTCAACAGTGCCAAGAAGGGCGCGGCCAGCGAGCGGGATGCGCTGCGCGCGGCGCAGGCGAACCTTGAGGTTCTCAAGACAACAGGCGGCGCCACGGAAAAGCAGATAGCAAGGCAGCAGGCCTCTGTCGATAAGCAGATGGCAGCCTACGAGCGCCAGAGGAACGTAGCGCTGCGGCTGCGTGCGGAACTGAACAACATGGGCGTGGGCAAGGCCGCTGTGGAGCAGGCTCAATTGGCCGCCCGCATTGCAACGGCCAACGCCCAAATCGACGCCCAGCGGCGCAAGCTGGACCAGCAGCGCCATGTGGAAGAACGCCTGCACGCCCTGCGCGAGAAACACGGCGCCGACATGGCCCGCATGGGCATGCGCGGCGCCATGGCTGCGGGCGTGGCCATGGCTGGCCGCCGCATGGTGCAAACCGGCTTGGCCCCGGTGGACGCCTTCATGCAGCATGAAGATGCAATGCAGGGCGTGCAGCGCCAGGTGCAGGGCGCGCGCGATGCGCAGGGAAAGCTCACGCCGGTGTACGACCAGGTGGAAGCGCAGATACGGGAGCTGTCTGGCCGCCTGCCGCAGACCACGGTGCAGATTGCCGAGATGTTCACCGCCGCCGCGCGCATGGATGTACCCACCGACAAGCTGGCCGGCTTCGTGGAGATGGCCAGCGAGATTGCCACCGCCTTCGACTCGACGCCCGATGAGATGGCCGAGAGCATGGGCAAGATCGCCAACAACCTGAAAATCCCCGTCACGGAAATCCGGGGCCTGGCCGACTCCATCAACTACCTGGATGACAACGCCATCAGCAAAGGCTCGGACATCATCGGGTTCTTGAACCGCGTGAGCGGCGTGAAAGGCTCGATAGGAATCACCGGCCAGGACATGGTGGCACTGGGCAGCACCTTGCTGACCTCCGGGGAAACCGAGGAAACGGCGGGAACGAGCATCAAAACCATATTCACGCGCTTTGCCGCTGCCACCAAGGGCACCAAAAAGTTCAAGGGCGCCGTGGCAGAAATTGGCATGACGCCTGAGCAGCTGCAGGCGGGCATGAGTAAGGATGCCGTGGGCACGCTGCTGCAGGTGGCCGAGGCTGTCAAAAAGCTGCCAAAAAAAGACCAGCTAGGGGTGATGGCAGAGCTGGCGAACGTGGAACACGTGGGCAAGCTGGCCAAGCTGGTGAACAACACCGAAGAGCTGCGGCGCCAGATTGCCCTGGCCAACAGCGAAGAAGCAAAGGGAAGCATGGCCCGCGAGGCAGCGGTGAAGAACGCGGCCCTGAGTTCACGCCTCATCATGGCAAGCAACGGCCTGTTCAACCTGAAGGCTATCGCAGGCAAGTCGCTCAAGGGCGCCATCGTGGACTTGCTGGAGACCATCAATCCATTGGTGGAGCGGCTGGGTGCATGGATGGAGGAAAACAACGCCGTGGTGGGTGCGCTGCTGAAGACTGTGATCGTGGTGGGCGCACTGGTGGCCGCAGGCGGCACGCTGACGGCGGCGTTGATAGCCGTGCTGGGGCCGCTGGTGGCGGTGCGTTTTTTGGTGGCACGCCTTGGACTGGGCATGCTAGCCGCCAAGGTGGGCGTCGCTGGCGCTGCAGGCGGCTTTGCGCTGCTGGGCCGGGCTGTGAGCGGGCTGTGGCGCCTGCTGACGCGGTTCCCGCTTGTGACCATTGCACTGGGCATTGCCACCGCGCTGCACTCCATAAGCCAGAAATGGGACGCCATCACCGCCGCGTGGAAGGATGGGGATGGTCACACCATCGCCCTGAGCGTGCTGCAGGCGTTTGTGGATGGCGTAGACGCCATGTTCCTGTGCCTGCCGTCCGCCATCGCAAAAATCATCGTGGGCATCTACGACCTGCTGACGGGAGCGGGTTGGGAAATCGGCAAGGCGCTGGTGGGCGGGGTGATAGCCGCAATCGAGGGAATGCTCAATGGCCTCACGGCAGGGCTATACGCCACCGCCAAGGAAAAGCTGGGCAAGGCGTGGGATTACGTCACGGGCGGCGACGAAGAGGCGCCCCAGGCACGCACCGCGCGCACTGCAGCGGCCGCCGCCGCCATGGCCGCCGCCGTGCCCCTGGCGGCCGGGGCAGCGGGGATCGACACCTACCAGCCCATGGTGCAGCCTGTGGCGCCCGTGCAGATGGTGCCCAGGGCCGCCCCAGCGCCTGCGGCGAACACGACCCACAACAACATCACCATCCATGCCGCGCCAGGCATGGATGAAAAGGCCGTTGGCCGCGCCGTCACGTTCGAGCTGGACCGGCGCGAACGCGCCAAGCGCTCGCGCGTGCTTTCGCAGCTGTCGGACATTGACTAGGGGGAAGCCATGCTGATGGCATTGGGGCAATTCGTGTTCGGCCTGGACACGCTGGCATTCGACACGCTGCGCCGCGCCACGGCGTGGCGGCACCCGTCCAACTCGCGCGTGGGGGCCATGCCGGCGCGCCAGTCGCTGGGGCCAGGGGATGACACCATCACGCTCTCGGGCGTGCTGGCACCGGAGTTCAAGGGCACGGCGCTGTCGCTGCTACAGCTGCGCGACATGGCCGGCAGGGGCCAGGCTTATGCCCTGGTGTCGGGCGCTGGGGACGTGTTCGGCGCGTTCGTGATCGAGAACATGAACGAAACCGGAACCATCTTCGTGGCCGAAGGGCGGCCCCGGCGCATCGAGTTCGACCTACAGCTGGCGCGCGTGGACGATGCGCGGGCAGACGGCGCCGGCGGCGTAGACCCCGGCGGCGGCACGGGCGACGACGACTGGTGGGAGTGGTGGCTGTGAGCGTGAACGCCGAGCAGCCCTACAACGTGCCCACCTTCGAGCTGGTGGTGGCCGGGCGCAACATCACGCGCACGGTGAACTCGCGCTTGAACCGGCTCACGCTGGCCGAATCGCGCGGGGACGAAGCCGACCAGCTGGACATAGAGATAGACGACAGCGACGGCAAGATGAACCTGCCCGCCAAGGGCGCAAAGATTGCGCTGCGCCTGGGCTGGCAGGGCTGGAACATGGTGGACAAGGGCGAGTTCGTGGTGGATGAAGTGGAGCACGCCGGGGCACCAGACCGCATCAGCATCCGCGCGCGTGCTGCAGACATGAAGCGCGAGCTGCGCGCCCGTGCCGAGCACAGCTACCACGACACCACCCTGGGCGCCATCGTGCGCGACGTGGCCCAGCGCAACGGGCTGCAGGCCAAGGTAGACCCCACGCTGGCCGATATTCCAGTGGCCCACGTAGACCAGACCCATGAAAGCGACCTGCACTTTCTGACCCGGCTGGCCAAGCAGCACGATGCCGTGTGCACCGTGAAAAAGGGGCGCCTGGCGTTCATCCCCATCAACAGCGGCACCAACGCCGCCGGGCAGGCGCTGGAAGGCTGGACCATCACCCGCGCCGATGGCGACCAGCACCGCTACCACAGCGCCGAGCGCAACGCCTACAGCGGCGTGCGCGCCTACTGGAACGACCAGGGCAAGGCCGAAAAGCGCAGCGTGCTGGTAGGCGAGGAAGACAACGAAAAGCGCCTGAAAGACACCTACGGCAGCGAGGCCGACGCCATGGCCGCAGCGCGTGCCGAAATGGGCCGCATCGGGCGCGGCAAGGCCACCATGGAAATGACGCTGGCGCTGGGCCAGCCGCTGCTGATGCCGCAGACGCCCGTGCAGTTGCGGGGGTTCAAGCCGGAGATCGACGCCACGCCATGGCTGGTGGTGAAGGTCACCCATGAGCTGGGGGACGGCGGCTTTACGTCGAAGATGGAGCTGGAGACGCGGGCGGGCGGGGGTTGAGCGGTGAATAATGTACGTGCAATAAAGATTGCTCAGCAGAATAAATGCACGTACAATAAATGCATGCGCACAGAGTACGACGCCACCAAAGACGCTGCAAACCAGCACAAGCATGGCGTATCGCTCGCCCTGGCAAGCGAGATCGATTGGCACAGCGTGCTGTGCTTCGTGGATGACAGGGCAGACTACGGTGAAGTGCGCGAGGTGGGGTTCACGCTGATCGGCAATCGGCTGTACTCCGTGGTTTTCGTGCAGCGCGGCGAAACGATGCGGATCATCAGCCTGCGCAAGGCAAACGGCCGGGAGGTCAAGCACTATGAAAAAGCCATCCAATCTCCGTAAGACGGGCATCATCATGCCCACCGCCGAAGAGGACAAAGCCATCAACCGGGGCATTGCGAAAGACCCGGATGCAGTAGAGCTGACGGCGGAGCTGGCAGCGCGTTTGCAGCCCTTGCGCCGCCGTGGCCGCCCAGTCGTTGAACGGCCAAAGGCCCCCATGACGATGCGCGTGGATGCCGATGTGCTGGATGCCATCAAGGCCACTGGCACAGGCTGGCAGACCCGCGTAAACGCTGTGCTGCGCGAGGCCGTGGAGCGGGGCAAGCTGGCGGCCTGACCCCAGCGCGCACACTGGCCAGGCTGCGCACAGTGCGCACCCTGCACGCCGCCCAGGTGCAGGGCGACAATGGGCCGATGCAAACCCCCAACGAAGTGATTGACCTGGCCGAGAAGCACAGCCAGGAAGTGGCACGATTCAGCCTGGCCGGGCTGGAGGAGGCGCGCAAGCGTGCCAATGCCCTGCTGGTGCTGCTGCTGGCTGGCGGCGGCGCCTTGGGCGGGCTGGGGTTGGCGCGGGCGGACGCTGCGCTGCACCACTGGCCCCTGGCCGCCGCCGCCTTGGCCGGGGCGGTGCATTGGTTTGCCCTGGCGGCCTACGTGGCATGGCAGGCCAGCACCACGGCAGCGGTGCGAAGCTGGGCAACGCCTGGGATTGCGGTGGATGGATACGGCAAATGGCTGGCCTATGCCAAGGCCGCCAACACAGAAGCGGCTGCGCTGGGCGGATCGGCCAACGCAGTAGATGCGGTGCAGGAGCTGCGCCTCGAGGCCCTGCGCAACTGCGAGCAGGCCGCGCACGAGTACCGCGCCGCCTCCAGCGCTGCCTATGCCGTGGTGGATCGGGCCTACCGCCTGGCGGCATGCATGCCGGTCAGCGCGGCTGCGGCTGCGGCGCTGGTGCTGGCATGGGGCGGTCGTGGGGGGTGAAATGGTCGCGCCGCTCGATGGGCGCTGGGTTGTCTTCGGGGCGGGTGGCGTACATGGTGCACAGGCTCATTTGCGCCCACCCACGTAGCGCCCGCCTTTACCACTGCGGCCAGAGCCGCCAACGCGCCTGCTGCCTGTGCGGCCCTTGGCCTGTGCTTCGTGGGGAACTGCGGCCACCACAGCGGCAGCGATGAGGGCGGCGAAAAAGCCGCGACGGGTAGGGGTAGTGTTCATTGGGCTATTCCTTCACGGTGTTATTCGTTACGGCCGGCGCACTTGCCATTGGCCTTGCGGTAGCCAGCACCACCGCGCGAGCCACAGCCGCCGCGTGAGCCGCCTCCGCCATAGCCACCACTGCTGCGGCCAGATCGGCCACCGCCGCTATGGGAGTGGGAGCGACTGCCGCCGCTGCGGCCTCGGGCCTCGGCTTCGGGAACAACGGCCAGCGCTGCGACAGCGATGAGGGCGGAGAAAAAGCCGCGGCGGGTTGAAGTTGTGCTTGTGGGACGTGCCATGGTTGATGCCTAAACGGTTGATTCTTGGAGTTATCAGTCCATCTTCACGGCCACCAGCTTCCAGCCCATTAGGCCGTCACGCTTGAAGATGAAACCGCCTGGCTGGTTCTTGGGATGAACGAACACCTTGGACCAACCTTGGTAGTCAACTGCAAAATCCTTGCGTGGCTGGCTGCCTTGGGTATCCACACCAACACCTGCTGCGGCCACGTCGGCCGGCTTGCCGGGCTTGCCCTTTTCAAGCATCAGCATCACGCCTGCTGGGGAGACAAGCGTTTCTGTCATCTTGTCGACAAGCCCCATGGCCAGCACCTGCCCGAAGCCCGCAAACGGGTTGTTCTTCATTTCGGGGGACTTGTCCATTTCGGACTGCATCCTGACAAGCATTTGCCCCTTGATGCTTTCGCGCAGCGCAGGAAAGTCCACATATTCGGCGACGGTATCGGCGTCTTTGTTTTCTATGGC